GATAGACCAGAAGTATATCAAGGTTATGTAGCTGATCCTCATCCTAATTATAAACTTATACGTACCAATGATGGTAAGTCTTTTGATACCACTCCTCAATTTCCTATGAGACAACTGCTTTATATTTCTGAGTTTGGTAGACGTTCAAAAATGTTTGGTAATGATACTATAGTGGGTTCTGTAGTAGGAACTTATAAAGAATTTGCTGAAACATTTTTAGGTGCTACTTTAAAAACAGGTCAAACAACAAGTCTTGTAGAAGATTTTATTTTAGCTGTAGGTGGTGATGATGAAGATTCTTTTAATAGAATAGTAAAAGGTGGTGGTAAATTACTTGGAACATTTGGTCAGAGGTACTGGGTTCCAGCAGGACAAATAGTTGACTTAGAAAGAGGTCTTACCAAACAGCCTATTATAAAATTTGGTCAAGACGGTCAACTTATTCAATTTGGTTTAGTTGACACAAACAGAAGTACAAGTGTTAAAGATGTAAATGAACCATACAACTACGATGACCCTGTAGGTAACCTTAAACAGCAGCTTCTAAAGCCACTATATCAAAGGGGATTTTTAGGTGTGGAAAAGGATTTTCCGGATACAACGTATGTAATGGACCCTGATGGTAAGCAAAGACCCTACCCATTATTAAAAGTATTTGGGGGTCTGTCTTTTTATGAAGATAACCCACCTGACAGTTTGTTTTTAGAAAAGTATGGTTTTACTGAGTGGAATCTTGGATCAAAAGAGACAAATCCACAGGTAAGAGCTTTTGAAAATAAATTAATGGGTTCTTTAATACCTGCTATATCTAAAGTAGCTCAATCTTTTGAAAAGGGATTACTAAAGAAAAATGAATTGCATAAAGGTAAATTACCTTTTAGACAAAACCCTAATGCTCCACCTTTGTACAGCCCTAAATATATTCAGGCTACAGTAAGAGGTATTGTTAGTTCTAGTTTAACGACTTTGCGAGGTATGTTTAAGGAATCAGCCTATAGTAAACTGTTAGACAAGAGTGCCGATATGCAAGATAGACAAAAGATAATGGATATTACTAATTCTTTTCTTAAAGAAACGCATATTAAAAAGTTTAAAAGGTTACCAAAAGATATACGACAGCAAGCTAAACAGATATTTGAACAGGAAAACAGAAGAAGTGCAAGCTATGATAAGGGTGGTGATATGGTATTGCTCTTTGCAATAGGTAATGCCTACTATAAAGCACAAAATATATTAAAGTAATAAATAGGCAGGTAACTATATTACAAGTACCTGCCCAATTATTTTAGCGATCATCTCCTGAACCTGAGAGTGTTCCACGTTCTTTTCTACTGTATAACTTTGCTAAGTTGTCTCTCATAATTTCATTCAAGGGAACTCCAACTTCTTTAGCTAACATAGCACAGTACCAAAGTACATCACCTATCTCGTGTGATATGGCAATCTTCTTCACCTCAAATCCTTCCTTATCCTCTCCATCACGTATAAGTTTCTTTACCTTACCTGCAACCTCACCTGCTTCACTAGTCAAGCCTAGAGCTAAATACTCTAAGGCTTTTTCTTTTGGGAAGATAGCTGTATTTCCTGCTAACCTTTCATACAAGTCAGGAGTTATACACTCCTCAATAATTAACTTATCCTGCATGTATTTTCTCGCTTCTTTTTCTAGCTTCTGCATGTTGCACCTTCTCTAGTTGCCTAACAAACGCATCGTGCCACCCTCTTAGCCACTCACGATACTGCATCGTATTTATGTTAAACGATGTACCTTCGTTCCTGAAGAAAGAATTAAAACCCTTCTTATATTGTATATGAAGAGGAGCATCGTATTTACTTAGCCCTCTATCTTTTCGGCTTAGAAACTGTTTCTTTTTTATCATCTTCAAGTCTCCTTTCTAAATATTTAACTAACACATTTAACTTTCCATTAGCATGTTCTAATGCTCCTAGTTCTTTCTCTACAGTATCAACTATAGTAGGGTGGTCTCCCACACCTACTGGATTAGTTATCATAACTTCTATGTTAGCTATATGACTATTCATTTGTCCTACTAACTTACTTTTTAGTGCATTGATTATTAAGTCTCTCATTTGCTTTTTACCTTTCTTGGTTTCATATGTAAGAACTCACGTATGTGTAATTTCCTACCCTTAAAGAATACTATTAGATTGATAGTGGTATTGATGGAAATGGCTATTAATAACCACCATTGCCACCAAAGTAACTCTGTACCTTCTACCATTATACAGCCTGTATGTCAACCATCTCACACGAATCTGCTGTGCAAGCTAGTTCTCTACCACCACTAGTTGTATCTTCCTTCTCGTAGTCACTAAGTTTAGACCAATCAATTGACTTAGGCATTTTAGTAAGCCACTCAGTATACTCTTCCTTTGTTATATCTTGATAAGGTGCTTGTACGTAAGTGTGGTCATCAAAAGGTAAGAAGGATATACCTGATACCTCATCAAAGTTCTCATATATCCATGCTCCAACACCCATCCACTCATGTTCCTTAACTGATATTGTTACAGATGGCTTGTGTTCACACCAATACCTTTGATAGACTAACCAAAAGTTTAACTGCTCTATAGCTGACATAGCTGTTCTTGTGATTGCACCTTCAGGAGCTTTTACAGGAAAGCTAAATATAGTCGTACTCATAGGTTTTCTTTCATCAGGTTCAGCAGGTATACCACTATCTTTCATAAACTGTGTCATGGGGTCTTTATTATCTGCACGAACAGTTCTTATATAGTACTCACTATGTCTAGCATGAATACCTGATGCACTGTCAACTAATTGACTAACTGTACCACTAGGTTTGACACAAGTAATAGCAGTTGACTGTGGTATCCCTAATTCTTTAGCAACTTTCTTGTTAGTCTCAATAGCTACATCTCTTAAATCACGTAATACATCTTCTAATTCAAAGTAGTTATGATTCAAAGCAGGGCAGTCAAGAATACCTGTTAGGGAAACTCCTAATAGTCTTTCTTCCTCTGTATTATCCTTCCATATCTTACGTAAGTATTTAAAGTTTGTGAGGGTTGACTGAAATGTTCCTAGTATAGTAGCTATTCTAACTTTTTCTTTTAGCGTTTCGTATGTGTCTATCTCACGTGCTACTACTTCAGTAAGATTACAAAACTGATAGGGTCTCAGGATTATCTCACTACATGGATTGCAACCAAAGTAATGATTAGCATCTCGTCTGCCATTCTCTAATGCCTTAACCTTAGCAGCCTGTCTATTGAAGATACCACGTTCACCTGACTTAGATTCATACAGAGAAGTCCACTCCCTCATAAACGTACCCATCTCAGGCTTACCTTTATAGGCTACTGAATTATTAGCTAACCCACGTTGCCCTTCTCTGATTATACCTCTTTCAGGTTCATCCCACCACTCTCCTGACTTAGCATGTCTCAGTTGGTCATCACCTAAGTTAGATAGAGAGATGAGGGCAGAACGTCTGACACCACCTACAACAACAACTTCACCAATCTTACACATGATGTCGTGACACTCAATAGGAAATAGTCTTCTACCCTTAGCTGAGGTAAACTTTTTTATGCAAAACTTAAATAAGTCTACTAATGGATCAGGTCCAGATGCTCTTCCACCAAAGGTTTTAAGTCTAGCACCTGCTGGTCTAACCTCAGACATATCCCACTTTGGTATCTGCCCTGCATATAGCATAGCTATTAGTTCTCGTAGTCCTTTTGACCATCCGGGTCTGCTGTCTCCGACTTTGATGATAGTAGATGACTCTTCCATATGCTCGTTAACGATAGGTAGTTTGTCAACAACCTCTCTCTCAACAGAGAAACCAACACCTGTACCACACATTAGTACATACATACATTCATCAAATGCTCGTGGGCTGTCAACAGGTATGTAACTACAGTTGTAGCCACCCACATGACATCTATCTAGGGCAGGACCTGCTGTCATCAAGGCTCTCATACTAGGCATAACACCTAGACTAAGTATCTGCGTGGATATCTTTTCTTTCAGTGCCTTAGTTAAAGTATAACTATGATTAGTTTTTAGATGACCTTCCATGTAGTCAAAGTACCTATCTATAGTTTCTCCCCAATTCTCTCTACGTTGTTCATCTTCTTTCCATCTTGCATAGCGAGAAAGTGCTATGAAGTTTTGATAGTCCGTTGGTAGGTAGTTGTTAAACATAATTTATATCCTCGCTAATTAATTTCATACTTGTTATTTTTAGACCGTCTACCTCATGTATTAGGTCTTTTATATAGTCCTCTATTTCTTCTCCTAGTCTTCCATCAGAAGGTATGTGGTACTCTTCTTCATCTACAGATAATACCATTATCATTTTAACTTTTATCATCGTAGACCTCAATGAGTTTATCCAAGTACCACTTAGCCTTACTTAAATCTTCCACACCATTCTTGTACTTATATCTCCATAAGTATTTTAATATGTTGCCCTGAAGGTAACACTCAAAACCTTCACCACACATTGCTCCTATAGCATCTATTGTTTCTATACCTGCTTTGTTATAGTGGGCAGGGTGGTTTACCATATCCTCATCATTCTCATTCATTGATCTCTCCTTTTTTGCCATCATTTTCATATACTCTATATGTCTCATATCTTTTTCTTTCTCCATTGTAATCATGGTATTATGAATTTCCTTTGACTTTGGAAGTAAAGGAAAGATGTACTATATTACCTTCTCCATGAGTAATGTCAACCATTTTTTTATTGGTATTTACTATATTTTCTTCTTCTTTTTCTGCCATAAACTCTTCTAGTCTATCGGCTAAATCATAGTCTACTTCCATTAGAGCTACAGTACTAGCTACTAACTGACACAGGTGTATTAGGTCTAGTCTTGACTCGGCTTGCATAGGATTATCCTTAGCTGTTAAGATGTTAATCTCTAATTGACCTGTCCATTTCTTATCCTTAGTTAGTTTAGGTTCTAACTCTATATAGCAACACTCAGGTCTTCTTTCAAACATGTTTTTCATTTTGTTCTCCTTATTTTTGTACCCTTGAATTTAATAAACTCAGGGTGTTTGTTACTTCCTTTTTCTTTGAGCCAATCTTCAGGAATAATCCTGTCGTAGTATCTAAAGCCATGTTTTATGCACCATTGTCCGTACGTAGACTTAGCACCCTTACTTAATTTGTTTCTACTATTAGTGAAAACAAAACGAATGTCAAGAGCAGGATGTTGTTTTTGTATGCACAGATGTTTCTTTCTGTCTGCTGTTATAAATCTTCCCTTGGTCTCAACAATTATACCATTACTTAGTATAAAGTCAGGGGTATAAGTGCGATAAGTTAAGTCTTCCCATTCTATCTTGATGCTTTCATAGTCATACTCATGTTTAAGCGAATCAAGATACTCGGATAACTTATGCTCTAAACCACTCCTATACCCATACTTTATAGCTTCTCTTCTTATTTTATGTGGTGGCATTTATGCATACTCTTCTGTTAGTTCTGTATAGTATACTGTTGGTGGCATCTTAGCTTTTGACATCACAGATGGTAGTTCCTTTAGATTCTCCCAACAGGCATGTTTGTAGTCACAGAAGCCACAAGTAATACCTAACCTTCTATTTCCTGTGGGTTTGCTTCTCCATGTTTCTGCTGAATCTTCAAAGCAACGTGCAAACTTATTATACTTTACTGTCTCTACGGTTGCTCTGATCTTTAACATTTCCTCTCTCTCATTAGCATTACTTGCTGATACGTATTTAAATTTACCATTAGCTTTATTAACTACCCACCAACCACCTATCTTTTTCTTGGCAGCTTTTGCGTAGCCTATTAACTGAGCCACATAACCAAAGGGATCACCATTTTTAACAGTACCAAAGTCAACAAACTTATTGTCATACGACCAACCTGAAGCAGACTTCACATCGTCAACTGCACCATCTATAACTAAGTCATAAGTTCCTGCTATCTTTGTACCATCAACTTCTAGTGTTACATGCTCAGGCTCTTCATACTTAACTCCTGCACCTCTTAGTAAACCTTTAAATACTGCTTCAACAATATCTCCTAACATCATATTCATCATAAAGTTATTAGGCTTACTAGATGCTATTTCAGGCTTGTTCTTATCAAACCACAGTTGGCAGGTGGGTCTGCCCAAGTTGGACATACGTAGTCTAAATGCACCACGTTTGACTCCCCCACCAAACTGCTTTCTAAGTGCTTCCATTACATCGTTGCCTACCTGTCCGATAACTTCCTCGGACATAGTAGACTTACCATTAACAGCATCAGACATATACTGATGCACTAGCAGTTCAGCAGGGTGATTCATTATGCTACTCCCTGATCTAATTCAACATCTATAAACTGCTCAACAGTTTCAATCTCGTCATCAGACGATACCTTTTGATTGGCATATGCCTTCTCATCAAACTGCTTATATATGTAGTCATTAAAGTTCTTAACCCAATCCATGAAGTCAGAGAACAGGGTCTGCTCTTCAGCACCTATGTCAAAAGATTTAGTCATATTCACAGGTACAGCTACAGGTGTGTAGAAGAAACTACCATTAGGCAAAGGATTCTCTTTAGTTTGACTAAACTCAATCTTATGCTGTAGAGGTAGTCGTTCCTTCTTAGAGAATACTGCAAATTGCTCACCGACTATTTTATAAGCATCTTTGTTATCAATTTCCCATATGAAAGGTACTTCTTTTATCTTAGTGTCATTGCCATTAGCATCAACAGGATCAATCATTTCAACTACACCAAACACTACTCTTACTCGTTTGATTTGTCTAATTAAGTCCTGCATCTCAGGTGGCAATGCCTTAAAGTCTTGTACATAACCTGCTGGTTTACCACAGTTAAATTTACCTGTGTCATCCTTCAAGTCTATATTAAGACTATCTGCCATAATAGTCCTATGGTATTCACCCTTCTTTTCGTTTGGCTTTGGGTTCATGTTAGCAACATACCTTCTATACATAAATCTCTGCATGTAAGGTCGTATTACTATTTCTTTTGAGTAGTAAAAAGTTGAGTCACCCTCACCAACTACTTCAAGTCGATAAGCTCCTCCATCTACTGCTTCTACGTTTCTCATCTTACCATTAACTTCTTCCTGACCCATTATAGCTGAGTGCCATATGCGTAACCTATTAAGATTGTTACTCTTTTTAGGTGCGTTACCACCCTCTCCTGCAATACCCATTGCTTTAGCCATACTTGCGTAGTTATCCGTATTTAGTGTTACTATATCTGTCATTTAATTTCCTCTCTCTATGTTAAGTTCTGTAGTTATATCATGCCACATCTTTAGTGTCAAGCCAATTATCCCCTATTTTTGCTTCTAATAACAAGGGAACATTGAAGTCTATCTTAAATTGATTCTCAATGATCTTTCGTAAGTCTGTATTAATTTGTTTGATGACATACAACACTTGCTGTATCTCTTCAGGATGTATGTCAATTACTACTGAGTCATGTACTGAATTAACAATACAAGACTTTTGTGTAGATAATAGGTTGTCCATATGTACAAGTACAAGTGGAACAA